AGATGGAGGATTAGTAATAGTTAAACCTCTAAATCCTCTCGTATGACCCATAACATTACTCATTCCACCAGATGTATCGATACCACTAAAATCTATTTGAGCATAATCAGCATTACCGTCAATAGAAAATGCTAAATTGTTTCTCCATTGAGCATCAGCATTCGCAGGAGTTACTACGCTCATAGATATATCACCAATTGTATTGATATACATATTCATCATATTACCTGTAGATGACGGACTCTTAAATTCATTTAAAGTTCCGATGTCTCCATTTGCGGCTAATGTATTTAGAGTTAAGGTTTCACCGAAAAAACCTTTTAAGTCAAATGTATCTCCAGAAACAAATAAATTTCCTCTAATAATTACATTAGTGCTACAGTCTATGGTTCCTCCGGTTCCTCCGATTCCTCCGACAAATACATGATTTGATGCTCCAAACCAATTTGAATGATTACAATCAGTTTGTTGATAAATAGGTCCAATAGAACTGATTCCATTATGAGATCTAATACCATATCCTAGTGCTTGTTGTGCTACTAGAGAAGGGATATTAGTTCCGTTACTGACATCAATGCCTCCAGCTCCTATATATCCCCCGGTAACAGTTAATTGACCTGATATAGGAGTTGGATTATTATCCGTAGCTTCACAAGGAACAATATCAACATTTCCCTTTATCGTAGTAGTTATGCGTTTACTACAATTACCTGGGTAAATAGGTCCTATTGGAATTTGACCTTGTTCAATAGCAGCGATTAAATTACAAATTTCTTTATCATACCCTCTACTTCTTAAATAACTTCCATAATTGAAATATCTATCTCTACATGTAAAAGTATTTCCTGACATTTATATAATTTGTTTATAAAAATTATATAAAATAATAACATTTATTTCGGAATAGGAAATGGTCGTTGGTCTTTTTGAACTACTAAAGGTTCTGGCATGAACATTTGTAATTTTTTAAAGTATGATACCTCAGGTAACTTTATTAATTCTGGAACTATTGGTTGCTGAGGATTTACTAAATTAGTTGAATTAATTCCAAATAACGATGATTCAATTTCAATAGAATTTTTTGAGAATGCTTCTCTAGGCATATGACTGGGAGTGATACCCATACAAGGTATAGCATTATGGTAAGCACTTCCTACTTGAGAATTCTTATATTCAGAATAATTTAATGAATCTGTATAACTACGTTGTTGAAGACAATAATCTCCGGGTGTATTATTATTTCGTGTTGAAGCCATTTGAATATAATATATATTAATATTATTTTGACATTAGTTTATTCTTTAATTCAATATAAAAATCAGAATCACTATTAATATTTTGTTTATTGAAATAATTATATAGATATTTGTGAAATAAATATAAGTAATCGTATGAAAATAATGTTCTAAACATTAATTCATGAGTCATAGAATCTTTATATGGATGAATCTCAAATAATTCTGCTATTAATGGTTCATCTTTTAATTGTAAATAAATAGTATCCATTTTATCATTCAATTTGTCAAAATCTACATCTAAATCTTTTAAATCAAATAGTTCTAATAATTGTATTTGATACAACATATTGCTAATATCTTTTTCATCTTCACCTTCTTCGATAATTAAATGATAAGTAAATAATTGATTTAATTGTAAATCATTCATTTACATAAATAAAATTTATAGTTTTAAGTTATTTAATATTGATATTGACTATGTCCACTTTTGTAATCAAGGTCTTTTTGTAGTTCTCTGGAAGGAACACCTCCACGAATCCATCCCTCAGCAGCAACTCCTTCTACTAGGTTAGCAGGATTAGTAATAGAATTTTCAATAGATGGTAATAAAGGATAGTTCAAATATGGAATATAGGATTGTTCGGTAGTAGTATTAATACTTTTTTTATTAGTAATCATATCTCCTTGTTGAATGTGGGATTCAAGGACAGGATTAGATGAACCTCTTCCTAAATAAGGAACAGTCTTAAAGGGTCTTTCCAATAAACTAATGCGACATTTTGGATGAGTATTAATAGTTCCAATTAATAATTCAGAATTAGTATCAATATTACATCCACCCATACCAACCTGATGACTACCGCTGAAATTAATATTAGGTTGACTAGTAGCAAATTCAATAGGTCTTTTCATACCACAGTCTTGAGAGAAAAAGTTAGTTAAAAGATAATTCGATGAAGAAACATTTTGAATATTTCTTTGACTTAAACTACAACTATCCTCACCAATTCTTGATAATTGATCAAATGTAAAATCTCGTGTAAAAGCTGTCATTTGTATATATATATTTAATAATATTTTTCTTAAATATATATATTTAATTTTGCCAAGCAATACTTCCCATTCTTGGGGCATTTTGTAATAAAGCAAAATCGTTTCCTTCTTTTGCGGAAATCATTCCTCCATAACAAAATTCAGCAAAACTTTTTTGGTCATTAGGAACTCTCGTATTAGCAGTAGCGTAAAAATTATATTGTCCAAAGTCCTCAAATTCAAAACTATCCCCTAAAGTTGAAAATAGCTTCTTTTTAATATCAGGATCATTGTCAAAGTTAGATACTATAAAATCTTTTGTATCTTTATTAATTTTTTTTTCAACAGCCGGATTATAGGCAGGTGCTGCCATTTTTCTCTTTGGATCATCTTTTATTTCAGGTAATAGCACATTCATAAATGGATTTTTATTAGTAGGATTTGTAAAATTGGTTTTTAAAGCTTCATAAACCTTTGGATTTGTAAATCCCTCTTTTTTTTCATCACTAGGCTCGTCTTTTTTATATTCACGAGCATAATATAAAAAGGCAATTACACCTAAAGTTATTAAACCAGTAAAGAAAAAATTATATGCTTGTGTAATTAAAAATCCTAAAATTGTTAATATAATTACTAATCTCGTAATAGCATTTATTTTTTCATTTTGTGACATTTTTTCTTTTGGCCATAACTGATTTATTTGCCCTTTTTTAAATAATACTGATGGATCATTTAACCAAATATTAGTAGATTCTGTTGCCATTTATATATATATTCTTAATTATTTATTTTTTCTTTCCTTTCTTTTTCTTTTTTTTATTAGATTTATTCTCTCCCCCAGCACCTCTCATTGATTTTTCAGGTTTTTCACCTTCTATGGAATACACCAATTGTTCTAATTCGGCTTCTGTTAAAGGTGTAGGTGCAGGTAGACTTGCCAAGTGTGCTAATCTTTCTTTTTCTACTTCTAGTTCTTGGCGTTTTTGTCCACTTTTTTTTAACATTCTCTCTTTCATTTCAGCTCTCTTTTTATTTTGATTTAGAGCATTTTCCATAGCACCTAAATTTACTTTCCCGCCTTGACCACCACCCATACCCATTTTTTTCAACATTGATTGAATATCACCCATACCAGGCATATCTTTCATTTTTGATAATAGATCACTTGCCTCTTGCATTAATTCACTTTCTTTGATTTCTCCTGATTTAATTTTGCTGTCCAACTTTCCACCCACATTCTTAACAAGACCCATTAACTGTGTTGGATTTTTTAATAGATTTTTGAATACATCGTTTACAGATGTAGCATCACCAGCATTAAGATTTAATTCATCTGCTGTTTCAGCAGCAATTTCCTTAGCCAGATTTCCTAATTTACCATCTAATAATCCATTAATATGGTCTTGAATATCATCTGGATTTGGTAAATGATCTATACCCGATACATCTATTATAGGACTACTTCCATCCATCATATTTTGTAAATTACCCATAGTTTCTTCTAACTTATCTTTTAAGTCATCTTGATTAATTGCCTCAAATAATTTTGCGGTATCTCCAAAAGAATCTTCGGAATTCACTTTTCCAATAACTGAAAATAAAATTACTTGAAGATATTTCCAAATCACATCCTTTGTTTTCTCACTAATATCATCTGCCCATAATTCTTTAAACTCAATACCAGGTAAAAGTTCTGTGTTTATTTCACTTGATTTAAACATTTCCTCATTCTTGTATAATATATCAAAGAATCTCTCTGGAAATACTTTTTTAATGTGTTCGTATACATTTCGAATACTGGTTTCATCTTTGGATTCTTTAATATTATATAGGTCAATATGTAATTTCTCTTTGAACTCTGGAAAGGTAAATAAAATATCATTTATAAGATCATAAATGACTTTTATAAATTCTTCAGGTATAACATCCTCACTTTGACATTGGTCTTCAGCACTTGATTTAGACATATATAAATTATCTTAATAATTTTTGTTTAAATCAAACTAGTTATTATATATTTTTGATAAAGCATTAAGATTTTTAAGATATTGAACACATTTCTCTTTGTTATCTGATTCTAATTCTCTTAATGGTTGTCTTATCTTGTCAATGGCTTCTAATACTTTATTCGCACCCCCTTCGTCCATTTTTAAGTCATTGCTGTAATCTTTTTTTAAAAAAAACTCCAAATTTTCTTTTTCTATTTCTTCTTCGTATTTAATACATATATATCTATACCATACATCTACTATTTTTTTCGGATTTGCTTTCCTTAGCATTAATAGTCCGGTTTTAGATGTCCTTATATCGTTATTACTTGGAAATAATATTGATATATCTTCTAAAAACTCTTCGAATTGAGTATTAAATGCTTTTAAGATTGTGCTTTTATCCATTTTATTTTGATATTAAATAATATTTAAATTATTTTTTATTACAATATTAAATTCCTCTTTGTCCACCTTGTTTACTCATTTGTTGCATTTGTAAGTCTTTATTTCTCTCTTCTTCCATATCTTTCATTGCTGTTTCTCCAACTTTGTCAGGTGACCATTCATCTTTTGGAGTCTCTATTACACCTGTTTGATCTACTGTGGCATAATTATACATTTGTCGTGTTCCACCGTTTCCTTTTGCTAATAATTCATCACTTCCTTGGTCCCAATAACTAAAATTATCACTCGCTACTCCAAATCCACCAATGTTATCATTTGCTAAAGAAAATGCTGATGGCTCTCCATTAGATGCATGTGGTTCTCCGTTAAATCCGGTTGCTTTGGCTGCTGAATATTCTTCTTTGGGTTTCACTTTATCCATAACATCATTTCCAAATATCACAGTATTACCCTCTTTTAACAATAACATTGCCGGAACTTTTTGAATTTGTGGGGGCAATAATATTTTTTGTTGAGTTTCTAAAGTTACATAAATTCCTCCAGATTGAGGATCTCTAAATCTTTTGTCAATACAAACAAAATGCATGTCGTTTTTTAAATCGCTTTTTCCAATTAATCTTAGGAGATCTTTACACTTTTCACAATAATTACTATAATATAATATGCTACTCATTATATTAATAATTAATTTTTATAATAATGTTTAAACTTATTTAATTTATTAAAAAATTGATTTAATAAAATAATTATTAATATAATATATATTCAATGATGATGGAACCTAAGATTACAATTACCTCTGAAGAGTCTAATGTATTAAATTTTACATTAAGTGAGACTCATTTTAGTTTAGCAAATTCATTACGAAGAATCGTGCTATCTGAAATACCTACATTAGTATTCAGAGCATTTCCTCATAGTGAAAGCAAAATCGATATTATTTCTAATACCACTAGATTAAACAATGAAATTATTAAACAGCGAATCGGGTGTATACCTATTCACATTACTGATGTTGATTTCCCTTATAAAGAATATGTTGTAGAAGTCGATAAGAAAAATGATTCAGATGTTATTCAACTGTTAACAACTGAAGATTTTAAAGTTAAAAATATTGAAACTGATAAATATTTATCACCTACAGCTGTTAAGGAATTATTCCCACCAAACCAAATTACAGGAGATTATATTCCTATCACTCGGCTACGCCCTAAATTATCTGAAAATATTGAAGGAGAGAATATTGAATTTACAAGTCCCTTTGATATTGGAACTGCTAAAGAAGATGGTATGTATAATATTGTATCTGCTTGTGCCTATGGAAACACGGTTGATACTGTTAAAGCTAATGATGTTTGGAACGATAAACAAGCAGAACTCGTTAAATCTAATACAGACCAAGAAGAAATTGATTTCCAAAAAGCTAATTGGTTCTTATTAGAGGCCAAAAGAATTAATGTTCCTAATAGTTTTGATTTCATTGTTGAAAGCGTGGGTGTATTCTCAAATTTCAGCATAATCTACAAAGCATGTGATATTATGGTTCAAAAATGTAAAAAATTGATTAAAGAGCTTACAGATGAATCAGATGTTAATAATATTATTATTGAAAAAAATTCAAATTCAACTATTGATAATGAATTTATTATTACATTAAAAAATGAGGACTATACATTAGGTGGTGCTCTCAATTATTTCCTATATGAAAGATTTTATCAAGGTAATGAAAGTTTATCGTTTGTCGGATTCCGTGTTCCACATCCTCACATTCCCAATGGTGTTATTCGAATGGCATTTAATAAAGATGGAGATAGTGCTAGAGTTTCACAAAACTTAATTCAAGCTGCCGAGGATATTATTACTACTTTCACTAACATCCAAAATAAATTTAAGTAATTTAAAAATTACAAATAAAAATTATTATAAATTTTTTATAATAATTTTTTATCTTTTTATCTTTTTATTTATATTAATTATTGAGATTCATCTGTAACATTTTTTACTGATTCTACTGGTTCTACTGGTTTACTATTATCAAATTTTTCCTTGGCAATATAATTTTTTCTTACATCATAATTTAATACATACATTTGTTTTGCCGGATGAAGACCATTGAAATAACCTATTACAACTGCTTTTGTTACATATGATTTTTTTGGTAATAATTCTTTTAGAAATACCTCATGATGAAGATTATACATATGTGTTCTATATTTTTCAGGAAAATTTTTCAATTCATTCTCTTTCTTAATATAACAACTAATATAATTAGTAAATAAACCACCTGTATATGTATGTAGAATATTTCTGAATTCATTAAACATTGCTTTATGTTCTGGATAATATTTTAAATATTCTGTTAGTTTACTCTCAGTTTTGTCTTCATCCTTTGGAGCTTGTCTAAGATTTAAATATTGATATTGAAGTTTGGGTTGATTACCTCTAAGCCGTCTAACATGTTCATAATTTGGATTTCTAAATTTATATCTTTGACCTAAATTATTCTTGATAATAACTCCTACTGTGCTATAATTTGTATTTACTGATGCGGCTGTTTGTTTACATAATTCCAATTCCTCTTTATTTTCAATTGGATTTACTTGAACACTTAAAATAGTATTCTCCTTAATTCCAAATAAACTCATATCCTTAATAGGAATAATATTGATTGTCTTATTTTCTACAATTTGATATACATCTACCAAATATAATCTCATCTCTTTGATAATTTTAACAATACGATTTCTTGGATGTTGCATTACAAAACTATAAACATATTCCTTGTTCAAATCATTCAAATTTAACCCAATATGCTCACATACTTCATTAAACATATATTTAAATGTATCACTTTCCTTAAAACCATTTTCCATAAAGAAACACATCTCACCGCCTACACTACTTCTAGTAGCTATCTCCCATGTTTGACTCTCCTTCTCATAGAACACATTAACCATAGTTCCTTCAATAAATTTTTCAGCTCTATACTCCATATTCGAATCTATCGTCAAATCATCATTATTATATGACTTTGGAGGAGCGAAACAAACTACTGTTCCATCATCCTTAAAAATTAACGATCTTAATAATCCAATTGATGAAATAGTATCTCTACTCAACCATTCTTTGTCATACTTTAGAATATGATAATTGATTCCGTTTTTATGCTTCCATACATTATGTTTCAAATTTAGTGACTTTGCTACTTCACCTCTATTCTCACAATCGAATAGTAAACCATCAATTTGCGAAATATTGTTTAAACTATATGACATCTTACTTATACTATCTTTATTTCTTTAATTGATTTTAATAATCAATTTTTTCGTAATTCATAATAATTTCTACTGTAAATATAAAGTAATGGCTACATCAAATGAAATTTATTTACAATTAGGAGATATTATTCAAATATCTGCTCCAACTAATCCCGAGTTAAATGAGCAAATATTTGTTATTGATTTTATAAATGACAAAAAAATTTATATAAAACAACCTGAAAACTCCGCTACTATTACTTTAAATATTAATGAAGACGGGACTCTCGCCGATGAGAGTATCGATAATATTGATATATTAAGCCGTCCAGAATATAGAGGCTATGCTCGACAAAATGGATTATTGCCCAATACTTGGATTGATATTCATTTTGCTGGGGATATTCCTATTACTGGCCAAATAACCAACTTGGAAGAAGATATGATAGAAGTAGAAATAGTCAATGAAAAAGATGAAAAAGAATTAATTTACATTGATTTTGGTTATAAAGGTATTCCTGAAAATATCCCTATTGAAGAAATCGTTGTTCGGTCTATGCCAGAGTTTCTTCAGAAAGAGAAAGAAGAAGAAAAGTTAGAAGAGGTGAGAGAAAAGAGCAAACAATTAAATATAGATGAGTTTGATGGTAGCGATGATGATGAAGATATTCCTGATTATTTGGAATCTTCTGTTGATATTCCTGTTGATATTCCTGTTGAAACTATTAAAACTCAAATTAAGGATATTCTTCTTGATGCTGACCAAATCGAATTCGGCCCTGAATTAGCTGCCATTACTACTGAAGAAGAAGTTCCTGAAGAACAAAAAAGATATGGTATTGAAACTCAAACCAATGAATTACTTGATGATTTATTATCATCTATTCCTAATACTGAAAGAACTAGAAGTGTGTTAAACAATATTCATATAATGATTGAGAGATTTAAACAATTGAGAAATGATTATTCTACCTTTGATGATAATGGAAATGCTAATAAACCATTATTTAAAGGTGCTGATTTTAAGCCTCTTGTTGATAAAATTAACAATTTGAATTATAAATTAAATTGGATTTTACCCGTAGCACAAAATGTTAAAAAATTATATGATTTAGATATCTCTCTTGAACAAATTAATGAATCAAATGATGTTGTTCCATTAACTCTAGCAGAAACATTAACTAGTCAATATGATATTAGAGAAATGTATAAAACAAATAGTGATTCATATTCTACCTATATGAATAAACTTCAACCCTCATTAACTCCATTTGATGTTGATTATAACCCACAAGCTCTAACAAAACAAACTGTATTAGAAAATTTTGATACTGTTATTGATAATTTGGATGATTTTTATTCTTCTGTATCTAAAAATGATGAAATGAAGCGAAAACGATTTTTAATAACTAGATATAATCTTGGACTCTCTAAACTTCAAACAACTGAATTAACATCTGTTAAAATGAAAACAAAAATTGTTCCTATGACTCAAAATGATACTATTACAGTTAACTCTATATTAACTTTTAAAGAACCTATTGTTAGATTTTCCAATATTCATCTTCCAGGAACATCTATAATAGATAAATCCAGTTTAAATACGCATTTTTTGAAATATTGGAAATTGTTTCGCGAAAATACTTCAGTTACTAGAAAATACATTAATAACTTGGATTCAACTATTCAATATACNGATGATACTTATCTAAAACATAAAACACAATATATGCTTAGTGAAGATAATAATGATCCGGAAAAATTCAAGAAATTTCTTAATGTTATTATACCAAAAACAAAAATATTGTTCAATCTTATTAAGAAATATATTAATGGTAAATTATCTCTCGTTACAGTTGTAAATTATTTACAACCATTCTTAGTTTATCTCGATGATATTTCTTTTATGCAGTATCAAGAAATTAAAGATTATATTGAAGCAGAAATTTTATCATATAAAACTTCGTTTGTTAAAAATCAAGAATTATTTAATAAACTGGAATCAAGCCCTAATTTTATGTATACATCTATCCTCTACAAAATTTTAGAAGGAAGACATGATACCGGTAATGTTGTATTAGAATCTTATGGACTTAATACAGAAGGAAAAAGATTTATAGGTCGACTCTCTGATACAGTTGTCTTATCACCCTCAGAAATTATTAAATATATGAATACATCTGATTATGGTATATGTTTCAATACTACACAAACATTATTGAATATCGACTTGTTTACACCATTTAATTTTGATGATTTATTAGAAGAAAAAAATGAAGAATATAAAAAAGAATTGGATAAAGCAAAAGAGGGTAACGAATGTGCTCAATATGTATTAGCAAAAAGATATATATCATTAGAAGATTTAACAGCAGATGATGGTATTCCTCTTTATTTTGATAAAAAATATGATCCGACTGTATATGATATTTTAGATGAATATAAGTCACAAAAATCTGAAATGGATAATACTGTCTTTAAAAATTTCATTGTTGACCAATTAATTCAAAATGTTGGATTAAAACGACCCGATGCTCTTTACGAAGCTACATCGATGATTGATAAAAAACGACTTATTAAAGACGGTCAATATGCTGTATTGGAAATTGATAATATTGATAATGTTGTTTACTATTATTATAAGAGAGAAGATGATAAATGGATTCGAGATGAAACTATCCCCGATAATTCATTTTTCGGTTCTAATGAATTATTTTGTAATATCCAACAAAAATGTATTAAAATTGATAAATCATGTGCTGATACAGAATACGGTAGTGAACTAGTTAAAAAGGAGCTAATTAAAGAAATGTTTGATGAATTTGATTCCACATATACTGAGAATATGGAAATTAGTAAGAAAAGAATGGGNGAACTCTGGAAGACACAAATATATAGATTAGAAAAACTAAGAACTATTAATAAATTTCTGTTATATAAATATGAAAATGATAAATTAAAGCTAATTAAAAATTTGGAAGGTGAAGAACAAATTATCTCTCCAGTTGCTAATTTATTAAATGTTATTATGGGTCAAGGTGATTTTGTTAAAAAACAACATGATATTGTTAAATTTGTTAAAAAATATACTAGACAAATGAATCCAGATATAGATACACAGAAAAATTGTAATTCTGATATATGTGAAAGTGCTTGTGAATATTGGTTATACTGTAATCAAACTAATACTAAATTATTACCAACATTCGTATACACATTAGCAAGTGTCTTTATAGAAGATGGTAATTACTATCAAACTATTACCGAAATTAAAAATAGTCAAGGTGTTGAAGTAGATGATCGTATTGTAGATGAACATAGTGGTCTTGAAATTGAAAAGATTGCTCTTAGCACAGATGAAGGATATGAAGATAGTGGATTCAAATCACAGTCTAGAGAGATATTAGAACAAAATGCGGGGGATGCTTTATTTCAAACACCCAAAGAACAGAATTTAATTAAAAAGGAATTATTAGCTAACCCCAAAGGTAAAATTATTAATAATGTTATTTCAACTGTTTCTAATAATATGGGTATTGTATTGGATAATTATAGAGACGATATTATTCAACATACATTAAAAGCATTAGATGAAACAGTTGATTCCGAAGATGTCCATGAAGAGAAAGTAAAACAAATAACCAAAGAGGGCAGAAAAATGCCATCTTATAAAGATATTTTTAATAAGTCATTAATGTCTTTTACATTGGCGTATATTTCTCTCTATATTGCTGTATCTATTCCTTCAATACAATCTAATAAAACCTTTCCTGGTTGTAAACGCTCATTAATAGGTTATCCTATTAATGGTGATGAGGATTTGTCTAATATTACATACATAGCTTGTGTAGCAGCTGGAATTAAAACTAGCGTTTATCCATGGAAAGCTATACCCAAGTCTGTTGAAAAAATCAGTATAGTTATTAAAAAAACATTGGATTCTTATGTTTTGAAACAAAGCGAAAATAAGGTTCTTGTTAGTGAAAAACAAAATTATTTGTTACAAAATGAAGATGATTTTATTCCTATTGAACATGATATTAAAAATTGGATTAACTTCTTACCTCCATTACAAAACATTAAAAACAAAACTCCTAGTAACCTAGACAATAGTTTCCGAAATTCATTCAAAGAAGATATTAAGACTGGTTCAAAAGACCAATTTGAAAAACAGAAGGTGATACAATCAAAAATTATTTACTTTTCGATGGCTATTATCCAAGCAATTCAAAAAACTGTTTCAAAGGAAAATCCTATATTAACAAATTCTAGTAAGGTTCCATTTCTTCAAAATGCTTGCTGTAATAGTGGCGAATATAGGACTATCGACTATTTTACTAAAAAAGAACCTTCAATTATCAAGGACAATGATATAGTTTCTTACTTACATAATATTAATTTTGATATGGTTAATATGGCACAACCTACTTTATTAGTAGATCCTCAAAATAGTAAAATTAAGTTTCCACTTATTAGTAGTGAATTTTCCGAATCTACTATTATTCAAGGATTTATTGAGTTTTGTCATTATAATACAGAAATTCCAGTAAATAATAGGTTATTAGATTATTGTTTGACCAAACCAGAAGCATATGATAAACAAAAAACACTACAAGATAATATTGAGATTATGAAAAAACATGATGTTTCTTATTCACTAGAAGCTTTTAACCAATTACTGGATGCTGTTAACAAGTTAAATATTGTTCCATTGGATATGGTTCATTCAGTTCCATCATGTTTATCTCAAATTAGAAATTTAATTGATTATATGATAGATTCCCAAAATTCTCTTGGATCAGAATTTTTAACATTATATAAAAATGTTCTAGATACTTATAGTATTGAGAATGTGGAAGGTAATAGTGATGTTAGAGAATTAAGAAATTATCTTGGAGAGAATATTAAAATATTGGAAGATAGTGTTTTTGATTATTTAAATAAATTTTCTGATATATCTCAAGGACATAAAACTCAGTTATTTGAATTTATTAGTAATATTATGGAATTTAATATCAATGGAAATGACTATTTTACTAATGCAGATGATGAAACATTATTCCGAGCTATTTCATTTGTTAAAAATTCAATGTATGAATTTATTAATGTCTTTCCAAATATTATTATAAATAAGGTTAATTATGAAGAAATTAAAATCCCTGCCCATTGGAAATTATCGAAAGATCACAATAATGATGTAAAAGAAATTATAAAATCACATTATAAATCCTTTGAAAAATTTTATAAAGACCCTACTATAACACCTTATCTAGAGAAAAATGAACGGGAATTGATGGATTTTTTCAAATTAGTAGAATATACTAATTTATATGCGTCTATTATTCATTTAAATGATGATGAAACATTATCAATATTAGATAATAGAACTACATATCAATTATTCAAATATTTCTTTTTATTTATGATTAAACATCTTTTTGAATTGACTGATGACAAATCATTATTGAGAGAAATGATTGTACCCCCAAATGAAGAAGATATTATTGTAACTACGGAAATGAATGAAGGTGATGACTTAGGTGAGATAACTGAATTAGATGTTGTTAGAGGTGAACAAAAATCTATAAGAGAGAAAATAGCCAATATATCAGTTACAATGCTTAATATATTCAAAAAGAATAAATCCACAATTAATTACAATGTAGATATGATTAAGGATAAGATTAATAGAAAGAAAGATAAAGAAAGACATAAGATTACATCTACATTGCGAGATATGGATAGAGAACATCGTGAAATAGAAAATTTATTTAAGAATCATCGTTTAGAAAGATGGGGAAAAGGATTACAAAAAGGTTTAACACAATATGTTGCTAAGAGTTATGATGAAGAACGAAAAGATAGAGAAAAGGAACAATTAATGGAAAAACAATGGGAAGAATCAGGATTATTACAACAAGCTGTAACAGCAGACAGGGATATGATGACTCTAGAACACCAAGAGACTGAAACTACAGTTCAAAGAATAGAAGATGAAGTATATGATATGTCACATATTCGCGACGACGATGATAGAGGCGATGATGAAGAAAATGATGATGATTATCGATTAGAATTCGAAGAAGAAGAATAATTTATAAATTTAATAAATTCGAACTGTAAAAAAGGTTCTATTTCTATTTAAAATATTTTAGATAGAAATAAATATAATTTCGGTATAGGCTATAGTAATCAAGAATAAAGGACATTCTTACTAACGAATAGTTCCTGCGCAGTCAATACCGGTGTCTACACCATCCTGAATACCACAACCAGGATAAGGAAAAGTATTGGGCCAGACACTGACCTCAGTAGTAAATTGAAGTCGTTGAATAAGATCTCTGGGAATAAAACCAGGAAGAATATCTATCTTAGGAATGAGAGCATCAATCTTGTTCTTAGCATACACAATATCAATGAAGAATGCTACCCAACGACCATCATCTGGGGCATCGATTTGTGCAGTGTATGTCCGCATACCATCCGCATTTTTGTCTTCAATAAGTTTCTTCGGAGTCCAAAAAGACTTCAGGTTAACACACATACCTTGAGCTTCAATACCACATTCACATGGACTATCAGTATTGGCTATACGGAAATCACGCCTCTTCTTTCCATCAGGATTATTTCCACAAGAGTATGCGTACCAAACCCGTGCTTCCTTAACATCGCCATATTCGTTCAGGGTAGCAGTTATAGCACCTGTTTCGTCAGAAATATCCCAAGTAAACTCAGGAATAATCTTATCTTCTACAAGATTATTAATCCACACACTAATAGCAGGAACTATTTCTAAGATACCTGTAGCCTCACTATGTTCAGCATTAGGGGTCATAATAAAATGTTTGGGTCCAGGCATTTCGTCCCACCAATAACGGGTATCGTCAGGTTGTTGGAACTCATCAGCAACGGCATTAACAACAAGTTTGGGCATTGTAAGACGATTTCGGTAAAAATATGGATCAACCAATTTCTGTAGACTAAGCATATTGGGGTCATCAATACGAGACATAATATTCATATCTAGATAATCAGAAAGTGCCCAACTCCATCCATCATAAGATTGGTATTGGTGGTGCATAACCTCAACAAAATTAATAGCGTCAAGAACAATAGGAACAATTGCTACCACTCTATCAGGATCAACCGCGCCAAGATCCCAAGTAGTCCATCCGCGCTTGGACGCACCAGCAACAGTATAGTAATCCAAAGAAGTTTCAAGGTCGGGTAACTTTTTGGAAACAAATTCAGTCATAGCATCCATCGCCCTAAGAGAACCCTTTACCATAGGAAAACGAAGCAACCACTCAGTATCTTGAGGATTATTCAAAAAATGATCCCATGTGAAAGCAATAATAGCGTCCTCACCTCGGCTCTTCTGAATTGGGTCAGACGCAAATGTTGTATGCTCGTTGGGAATCTGGAAAAGACACCCAGTAATGATACCCGTAGAAATAGCCAATGCGGCAGCAGTTCGGATATCCTCATCCTTAGCAGTAGGAAGATTAGAACCATCAGGATTCGGTTGACCCCAACCGGTAATATACATACTGGCATTATTCTTATATTTGACATCATCCGGAACAATAACAACGAGGATATGATACCAAATACTACCAGAACTACTAGTGCTGGCAAAATCTTCAGGAGTAAGCCATTGTTGGGAAGTCACATTCAAAGTATAACCCTTCCATCCTTTATTGAAATGTAATATTCCCTTACCGCTAATCTCATGTTCTTTAAGCTCAGTCCAACCATAGTTATTGTCCTCGGCCCAAACATATTCATCCAGAGCGGTTTTTCCATTATTAGGAGGTTGACTCGTTTGAGGAACTGGAAGAGTTTTAGCGATTGTAATGTCATAAATGCTCTGGTTCACGAACGGAATCCAAAAATCACACTCTGCTTGCTTCAGAGATTGTACCGATTGAATATTATCATAGTCAACAATATTCAAAACCGATGGATTGGTATCTGTATATTGTGGCCAATCGGGCAACAGTTTACTACCTGCATGGTGTTCGTTAGGGTCACCTTTTTCAGACAGAAGAAAGTTGGTCCAATAGCTGGACATAATGTCCGACATTTTCCTATCTTTGATATTAAAAAATATATTCTTGAGATGCAGCACAAAAGGCAATTCTGACCCATGAATTACTAAACCATCATTTTTGTTAGCGTAATTAGTCACATGTTGAAAGAAATACTGGAATACGGGTTGATGATTATGTAATTGTGTTGCGGCATAGTTAGCTGGACAAGACATGGCTTCATCACCAAGTGAACGCATTCCAGCCCACCAGTATTCGGTTGCCCCGTCGAGTTTGGGATAGGTTTTGCCGTCCAAATACACACCAGTTAGAACTTCTTGGCCAGCAGCATCAACATCATATAATGTCCAATAGTCGTGTAAGTCGTCCATAGTAGCATCCTTTTGTAGGTCGCAGAACATTGAACCTTCATCTCGATTGGTTCCAAACATAATAGGCACTTTATTAACGTCACCATTAGCTGCTGCAATCCATGGATGAACCGTTGCTTCTACACCATCAATAGTTGGACCAAAGATAAAAGGATCTGAAGAACTGACATCGCCAGCAATAGCTTTATAGGCAGTATGGATTTCATCGAGACTAAGTGCCTGTAAACACTCAATGTCTTCAGCAGTACAATCAACAAAAGAGATGAAAGCGTCGTAATAGTTTTGTGCATGAGACATAGGCTGCATATTCCATTCAGCAAAGGCGCCTGATTCCAGCACGGCACGAGAATACAAGCCAAAACTTTTCTTCATCGTCAAATGCATTGTCATACTACCTGCTCCTGCGGATTCTCCAAAAATCATCACCTTGTCAGCGTTTCCACCAAAGGCTGCGATGTTTTCCTTCACCCATTGGAAAGCGAGGCGTTGATCTTGGATACCCATATTACCTGTAGAACTGTCTTGGGTATCGAGGACCCGTAATTGCGAGGAACCCAAGAAACCTAAAGCACCTAGTCTATAGTTGATAGTCACGACGATACCCTTACCATCCATAAAGTTTACCAGAGGTCCACCTGGATAAAGATTTCCACTACCAGACATATAAGAACCACCATGAACAAAAATAGCCACAGGTAGTAGATTTCCGCTATCGATAGCTTGTGTGGTTGCATTCGTCCCCGTGAAAATATTTAATAGGAGACAGTCTTCACTACAGCCAGTATTAGTACAACTACTTTGGGGACATACGAAACCCAATTTTGTAGCGTCGATGACGTCATTGGTAGATGGTGTATATATCAATGGTGGAGCAAAGCGCAAAACTCCTTCGGGTGATTGTCCATAGCGAATGCCTCTAAATGAGTCACCATCGTGCTCGGTTTTACCTTGGTATTGAACCCCATTATTAAGTTTTACTAACGGGCCTTCAGACGCTCCGACAAGTGAAGTACACATCATACAAAAAGCAAAAGAACAAAATACATTTATAATTAGTGTAAATGCCATACTAATTTATATATTATATTGAATTAAAATAATATATAATTAAATACATTTTTTATATACTATTATCTTCTTTTAGATTATGTAGTAAGTCCCTACATATGTAGGGAGAAATATGAACTGAAAAAAAGACACTGTCAATGATACTTGTAGGTATTTTCATTTTTACTTTTTTTCACAGACCTAAATCAGAAAATCAAAAAAGGACATCAAAAAAGAATGTCCATTTTTAAATATTGAAAATAGAATTGGAAAAGTTGGTAAAAAAGTGGTTTACAGCATAAAGCTCTCATTTTCATTTCAGAATATTTCATTTTGTTATTGTTATTTTTTAAAGTATTTATGAAAGTATTTAGGCATTATTTTCTGTTTCATATATATGAAACAAAGTGAAACAAATTTGATGCCAAAAAATGCCAAAAAATATTATTGTGGAAAATGTGACTTTACATGTAGCAAAGAAAGTAACTGGATAAAACATACAATGACATTGAAGCACAATAATGAAACAAATGAAACAAATTTGGAACAAAAAAAGAACATAAAATGCCAAAAAAAATATGAATGTGAATTTTGTGAAAATATATTTAATAGTAGAACAACATTATGGAGACATCAAAAGACCTGCTCCATTGTTCAAGGGGAAGAAAATGATGTAGATCATATAGTAAAAATAAAGGAAAATTCCACCGAAGTAAATCAAGAATTTACTCAAAAAATGATTGAAACTGTTATGTCACACAATCATGAATTTATGAATATGTTTATGAATAAAATGATGGAAGTAATGCCTCAAGTAGGTAATACTAATACTAATACTAATCATAGTAATAATAATACCCATTCTCATAATAAAACTTTTAATATCAATATGTTTTTGAACGAGCATTGTAAAAATGCTATGAATTTAACTGATTTCATTGAATCTCTCCCTATAACAAATAAAACATACGATGAAACAATAGAAAATGGATTAACAAAGACAATAACGAATATGATGGTGAATGGATTAAAAGAATTAGATGTATTGGATAGACCAATACATTGTACTGATACAAAACGAAAAACACTATATGTAAAAGAATCAGATATTTGGGAAAAAGATAAAGAATGGAATAAATTATTGGAAGCTATACAACAAATAGCTTCAAAACAAAGAATGTTAATAAGTAAATGGCAAGAAGCCAACGAAGGATGGGAAATAGAAGAAAATATCCAAACAAAATTAACCACATTAATATTTAATATAATGTCTGATATAGAGAATAACGAAAAGGAAACAAAAAGGATAATAACTGCTATTGGGAACAAAGTATATCTAGACGAAGAAATAAAGAATAAATATTTGTAAATACATTTGCTGAAATACTACATAGTCCCTACATATGAAGAGAGAAAATATAGGCAATAAAAAGTGGTTTGCTTTTGATATATGTAGTAAATTTCATTTTTACTTTTTTTCACAGACCTAAATTGGAAAATCAAAAAAGGACATCGAAAAAGTATGTCCATTTTCAAATATTGGAAATAGGATTGGAAAAGTTGGTGAAAAAGTGCTTGAGAGCATAATGCTCAGAATCCAAATAAAATAATTATGATTTTGTTACTGAAAAATTATAACTTATTTGAAAACGATTTAGGAATTTTGTGTGTGTAGCATATATATGCTACAGAATGCTACATTTTCGGCGTCAAAAAACGCCGTTAAATTTTATTGTGATTCTTGCTTATTTGAATGTAGGAAGAATAGTGAATGGAATAGACATTTAGTCACTACAAAGCACAAAAATGCTACAAAAATGCTACATGATGCTACATGTCCAGAGGATTTACAGGCTAATTTATCATCAGGCGTTAAAACGCCTAAAAAAAACGCCACATCATTTTACAGTTGTGAATGTGGAAAGATATATAAGCAACACAGTAGTCTTTATCGTCATAAAAAAAAATGCTTCATCACGGAAGCAATTCCTGAAGTAAATTCTCAAGTTTTGGAAGTATGTAAGGAAAATCAAACCGATTTTAAAGAATTAGTTTTATTACTTTTAAAGGAAAATAAAGATATCCAAAAGAATTTTATTGATTTAATACCTCAAATAAAAGGATATAGTAGTAACAGTCATAATACCATAACAAATAATACTACAAATAATAATCAATTTAATATTAGTATGTTTTTAAACGAACATTGTAAGAATGCTATGAATTTGACTGATTTTATTGATACATTACCAATCACAAATGAAACATATAATTATACCATTGAAAATGGATTAACAAAAACAATAACTAATATGGTAGTAGATGGATTAAATAATATGGATGTTTTAGAACGTCCTATTCATTGTACTGATGCTAAACGAAAAATAATGTATATTAAGGATGATAACATATGGGAAAAGGACACTGAATTGAATAAATTATTACACGGAATCAAGGGAATAGCTTTGAAACAACGAACAATGATAAATAAATGGCAAGATGTGAATGATGGATGGGATCAAGATGAAGATTTACAAACAAAATTAACTAAACTAGTATTTAATTCAATGACATCCATTGAAGATGACGAAAAAGAAACGAACAAAATAATTAGGGCTATAGGTAAGAATACATATTTAAATAATGAGATTAAAGACCAATATAAGTAATTTTTATATAATAATTAAAAAATTATATAAAAACTGTTTACATCTGAGTAGAACCGACACACATAGAGTATAATAATCTATTAGTGAAGTATGCTAAGAATGTAGGTAAAGAAATTAAAACGATTTGGAAAAGTGATTCTCTCTTCTTATCAAAAAAGAATACATAAAGGGCTGATAATAAGATGTATATTAAAAGGATAAAGTTAATAACAGTTAGATAGAAAAAATAGTCACAGTAGATTTTTCCTAAAGGGGCAAAAGGGGTTTGAAGAAAGGTATCTGAATGATCCATTATACTATAAATGAATAAAAAAAATTAAATATATTTCTGGTGAAAAAGTATTAATTATATATATATAATGAATTATGCTTTTATTAGAAAAAATATAAATAGTTTTGCGATATTAATCTTTTTAGTATCTTTTCTATGCTTGAATTATTTTCAACCAGCATTTATCTATAATAAAGATGGTTCTTTACGAGAATTTGGTTTAGGACAAAAACGAAAAACCATATTGCCAATATGGCTATTAAGTATAGTTTTAGGAATATTGTCATATTTACTAGTTCTGTATTATATCACAATTCCTAAATTTTAGGTAAATTATTTACTCATATGTCTTGTAAATTATTTGACCATCTTGTTTCTTTTGTTGAGCTTCTGCCATTTCTTGTTCTTGTTGAACATATTCATCATGTCTCTTCTCCATCTCCGCAACAGATTGAGTACAACCAGAATTTAGAATATAATTATAACTTACTGATGTTACTAATACTCCTGTTAAGGCATACCACATAAATTCTGCTATTTCTGTTTTCATCTTAATGTATCCCATTAATTCATTGTATTGTTGGTCTCCTACACCCGATTTTAATAGACCTCCTTTCTTCATAGTTTCCCACCACATTGATAGGTTACTAAGAGTCATAGAATTAATAATTAGTGATTTGTCTTCATATACATTGTTAATAGCAGTTATCATATCTGCTTTTTGAGGTCCAAGATCTAATGTTTTTCTGTCTTTTATAATACTTTTAAAAAAACCATTGATTCCTGTTACATATACGAATAAATACCCAATTGTGTTAGAAAATGGAGACAACCAACTAGGAAATGCCATTAATAATACATTCAATAAACCAAATATAAATAGCCACGGGACTATGGTCGTCTTAAGAGCAGTGCTATATTGTGTAAATCCACATATTTCATTTGTTAATCCTAAATTAATGAAGAACTGAACTATAATTAATACTAGAAAATAAATTCCAGTCCATATTTTAATCATACTAGGAGATTTAGTGTAATACTTAAATATAGAATATGCTAGAGTTAATATTAAAAAGAATACAATTGATGCTGTTGGGTCTGCTGATGCCATATAATAAATATGTATAATTTAATTTGAAATAATAAGTCTATAATTTAATGGATACATTAAGAAATATTCGACCTCGTTTAATAGAACCTGGAGTTAAGTATTTTATGAGTTCTACTTTAGAACAATGTCATAATTTCAAGTCTAAATATTATAATTTATTGTATAATTTAGGACTATTAATAGCATTTATTTTAGTTGTAGGTATAACTTTGTATATAAAATATAAAAATAAGAATAATTTAAAACTTCAAGAGGAAAAGAAAAGAAAAGAACAAGAATACTTGTTAAATAAATTGAGATTTATGCAAGACTATAAAAAAAATCAAATGAATGATATGATGTCCGACCTTTCTAATTGGCAAAATAATCCTGAAGTTCAATTTTTCAATAGAAAAATATTAGCTTAGTTTATATGACTAGTCAAGAAGATAACATCACTGCAGATTCTATAGACTCAATTCACTATCCAATTATTGTTGCTCAAGACAAAGAAAGTCCTGAGTATTTGGAAAAGTTGAATCGATATTATTCAATTAAACATAATTATGAAGTTAAGAAACAAGAAAAAATAAATAAAATTATTAAAAATCCAGAATTATCACTAAAACAAAAACAAGATGCTTATTCTAAAGTTAAAATGAATTGTATGAATTGTGGTAGACGAGTTGGAACTATTTTTGGCAATGATGATGGTGTTTTATCTGCTATTTGTGGAGATAAAACAAATCCATGTACTTTAAATATTAGTATTAATACAGGAAAATTTGTCCAATTACAAGAATTAATGGGTGCTTTTCAAGACGGGATAGATGATAGTAAAACAGATATTATAATGACTAAATTGGATTTATTATTTGGATATGAGAACGAAACTATGGTTTTATCTACATTTAAAAAAATAAAAAAAGAATTATTGGATGATTTAGAAAGTTTAATGATATATAGAACTAAATTTATTGAAGTAATTGAAAATCTTGATAATAAACCCGAGATTAAGATAAAAGTAGATTTGTATTATGATAAAATTGATTTAATTAAAAATACGATTGAGGAATTTGATGAAACTGGGCAAATTAATCTTATTAAAGATATGATAGTTGTTTATCAAGATGAATTAATGCCTATCATAAATGATTTAAATAATTTAAAGTATAAATATTATGCTATGGAATTAAATGAAGATGATAATACACACCATTTAATTAAGAAACAATATACTATTTCGCAATTATTAGATACATTTGTAGAACCAGTTGTAAATAGTTTTGAAATGAATAAAACTGGTATTAATTCAGAAAAGGTTAATATGGATGAATTAAAAAATATGGGAAAAAGACTTCAAGTTGATGATCTTGATTGGGGTGATGATGATGAACAAGAATCAAAACAAGAATCAAAACAAGAATCAAAGGAAACTATTCCAAAAATTAAAAGAATTGTTAATGATAAAAATGGACAATATGGTAATAAAGATGTTATTATGTTTGGTGATAAGATAATTGTTACGGAGAATGATTATGAAGTAAATCAAGGAATTATTGAAAATAATAAAAAAGTATCAATTGAAGCATCAAATAATAAAGAAAAATATCAACAAGAAATGATTTATGTGGCTCCTAGTCATCCTGAATTAGTTGCTATAGATAAGAATACGGGTGAGATATTTGTAGTTGATCTAAATACAATGCCTAAATATACATCACCTATACCTATAGAAGGTGTATCGTCAACATCACCTATAGAATCACCTCCTTCATCCCATACACCAGATTATTCTCCACCACGCACACCAGAAGGTGTATCGTCAACATCACCTATAGACTCACCTCCTCCTCATTTATTGAATAAAAGTATAATTAAAGATAATGAATACGATGAAGATGAGAATTATAATATAGGTGATTAAATTCAAATTTATAATAAATTTTTAATAAATAATTATTATAAATGAGATTAATTAATTTACCTGCGTTCTTAATAAGTTTTTTATTTGGAATATTATATGTTTACTTTACCAATCCTACTCCTGATAAAATAACTGTGTATCCAACTGACGATAATAAGCATCTATTTCAATTTAGGGACAAAGTTAATAATTGTTTTCAATTAAAACAGAATATTGTAAAATGTTCAAATGATGTTGAAGAAATCCCAATTCAATTATAGTTTATATTATCATAATATATATGGAAATTAAGAAGTTTTTTAATACTGAGACGGGAAAAATAATTATGTCAATATTATTAGGTCTAGGATTAGCAACATTGTTTAGAAAAAACTGTCATGGTCGTAGTTGTTTTGACTTTATAGCCCCAACTTTAGATGATATGAAAAATAAGAAATATAAATATGGTAATAAATGTTTTAATTATGAACTAGAATCTATTATTTGTGATAATAAAAAGAAATCTGTGGATTTTGCGTAAATATATATTTCTATCAATCTTATTAGTATATTAGATATGGCTGATACTACAAGTCTTACCGATTTACCAACGGATCCTGTGGCAGGTGGAGGAAGCGAGCAAAATGTTGTCCTTCAAACAAGTGAAATATCTACCAATTATGACCCGAATTCAACTCCTAATACAGCAGGTAGCGAAATTGCTGATCAAAAAATGATGAATGAAGTGGTTACAGGTATTCAACAAGCAAACGCTAGTGGTGGTTTAGAATTACCTTCAAGAGATATCCCCACCAATACTGTTCATTTTGCAGATGAAGCAGTTCAACCGAATTATGTTCCACAGAAAGAACAAGAAGATTATATTCAAAATACAGATACTGAACAAGAAATTTTAGCTAGAAGAATGAAAAATAAAAATTCTCGCGATTCTTTAGAGATTTTATATGATGAATTTCAAATCCCTATTATTATTGGATTATTGTATTTCATTTTTCAACTACCAGTCGTGAGAAGTAAATTAACAATTCTTATACCATCATTGTTCAATAAAGACGGTAATCCTAATTTATCCGGCTATATTTTTAATAGTATATTCTTTTCTCTTTTGTATTATGTAATATCTAAATCGATGTCACACCTTCAAAACATTTAAAATTTTTATAATATTTTATAATATTTTATAAAAAAATTGATATAAAAACAATTTGAATTTATATTAATTATAACAGAGAATGAGTAACGAATTAAGTAAACACGATTACATTATGGTAAAGGATGCTTTGAATGCTATAAAGATAGCAGAATGCGAAGACTTTGTCAAAAATTTTGATAATAATCATACAGGATTTATGTTTTCAGAGCATCCATCAAGTGATAAAATTTACCAAAATATTAAATATGATGGACATTCTGGATGTTCTATGGCGTGTACAATGAGAAATGCGCAATATTATTTAAATAATATGGATGAATGGGCTAACATCGAATCTAATTTTGAAAATATTCCTGAACTACCAAACACTAATATAGATTAACTAATAATAATTTAAAGTATAAAAGTTATTATTATTAATATAATGGAAGATTCCCCTATTACTGTTATGGACGCTTTTACAAATGATATTATAACATCATCTGATGTTTTTGAAGAAGGAAGGAACGATGAAGTTAATTATGATACTTTGAATGATTTAAGTAAAATGAGGTATAAATTAAATTTATTAGAATCAATGATTTATAATGATTCTTTTTATTTGAAGAAATCAGTTGATGATGATGTTCCAAAAAACAATCCCACTGATGACGAAGAAATAATGATTGATAAAATAAAAAAAAGAATAGATCAATTGGAGAATACTGTCAGTGTTGTTATTAAAAAAAAACAATGTCAAAATAGATTAGATTATTTAGAGCCTCTGGTTTTGTCTTTGTTACAAAATGATTTATTTAAAGAGAATTAATTTAAAAACCACAACCGTAGCAATCACTAGCAAATACACAGTCATTGGATCCACCTCCAGGGAATTGACATCCCCATCTATCATTACCTACATTAGTACAACCGTCTTTACATGTGCTTCCAAACCAATAGGCACCTGTTAACCAAGGAACATATCTGGGAGCATATCCAGGATAATAATCTGGAGAATATCTTACCACGGGTGGTGGTCTATAACGATATCCTAAATTACCACCATACCATCGTCTTCCTCCTCTTCTATGACCTCCACGCCCACGTCCTCCACGACCACGTCCTCCATGACCACCTCCTCCGCGACCACCACCTCCTCTACCTCGAATACCTTCCAATATGCTAAATGTTTCTGTTACTGGATCACATACAATAAGTATTAATAAAAATACAAATAATATAATTATACTGATATACTTCATATAATTATACATTAGATTTTAATGTTAATTATGACAATTATAATTTAACAATTTCAACATTAGATATAGATTGAAAGTATTTAACTAGAGGATCGTTGTTATAATCATTAAAATAATTAATTTTTTTTATTCCGGCGGCACACAACATTTTCATACAATGAATACATGGATAGTGTGTAATAAAAGCCTCACAATTATCACTACTAACACCTCGTTTAGCACAATCAGTAATTGTATTTTGTTCAGCGTGTACAGTAGCTTGTTCATGGTCATTAACTACCATTGATTCATGTGGCGCACCTGGTAGAAATCCATTATAACCTTGAGCAATAATTCTGTTATCTTTTACTAATATACAACCGACTTTTAATCTATGACATGGTGAACGTTTAGATGTTGTTAAGGTGATTTCTTTAAAATATTCATTCCATGAAGGTCTATCCATATAGAATAAGTATACAAAATGAAAAATTAATGTAAACTTACAATAATGGCTTTAAAAGCATTTATATCTAGTTTAATTAAAAATGTTCCCAGAAATAATATACCAAAAGATGTGGACTTAATTTTAGATGGAGGAGCATTCAATGGTGTTTATATGTTAGGAGGATTATTTTATATTAAAGAATTAGAACAACGAGAGAAAATAAATATAAAAAGAATTTCGGGGTGTAGTATTGGAGCTGTATTAGGATTATTATTTATGTTAAATAAAATGGATATTTCTATTGATATTTCTACATATGCTTTCAAATGTTTACGAAAACATCAACACTTGAAACAATTAATAGAAATAATTAAGAATAAATTTAATGAAATAGTTCAAGATAAAGATATAGATAAAATAAACAATAGATTTTATTTAACCTATTTTGATACAGTAAAAGGTAAACAAGTAATAAAAAAAACATATAAATCGAAGCAGGATTTATTAAATTGTTTAATAAAATCTCTCTATGTTCCCTATTTAATAGATAAACAGTTAACAGATAGCGATGGTTGTATAGATGGGGCATTTCCTCATATTTTTAAACCCAAAAAAAATAGAAAGATACTATTTTTAAATCTTCAGAGTCTGGATAAAATAAAGAAAATGATATTTATAAAGCACGAAAAGAATATTTATCCAAGATTATTAGAAGGACTAATGGATACTCATAATTTTTTTGAAACGAATACTAGTAATAATATGTGTAGTTATGTAAATGATTGGGGACTATTAGATATTTTATTTTTTAGATTGAGAGAAATTATCTATGTAACATTGGTTTATATTTTCAGATTGGGATTAAAAATAGACACATTATTTCCTGAAAGTTGGAGGAAAGATCCATTTATTAGACAACATATTTCTGTATTTAAAAATATATGGAGAGATATAATTTTATATCTAACTGTTTAAATATTTCAATAAAAACTAATTTTCTAATAATTTATAACCATCAAATGGTTTGGATTGAAAAGGTCTTGTTATTTTATGGGGTAATAATCCATTAAATAAATAACAATAACATTTACCATCACCCATATGCCACGAACCAAAATAACCGTCAGCACAACTACAATAGCCATTGTCTACTTGTGATTGTATTGGTGTTTTCATACAAAAATCCATTGGATATCCTTGCTCAATACAAGTAGTATACGATTCAAAACCTTCTTTAACTGGAACAGATGAAACGAATAGAGAGACAATAAATATAATTATAAGAAAAATAATTTTATTGTTCATATAATTTATTTAAATATTAAAAATATTGAGAATATTTTTTCTTGTTTTATTTGATTTCCCTTTTTTCCCTGTTTTACTTTTTTTTCCTGTTTTACTTTTTTTTCCTGTTTTACTTTTTTTCCCTTTTAATTTTTTATTTTCTTTTTCTTCATGTTTTTCAAATGGAATATAACGCAAAAACCAGGATTCATACTCTTTGGAATCTCGTTTGTTTTTCAGTTCTTTATATTTCAAGGCTTTTGTATTTCTCATTTCTTCCAAAGTATCTTGTTTACCATAACAATTTATACTAAATCTTTTTAATAATCCTTTTTGTTGAAGTCTATTTTTTTGTTGAACATCAAACAGATATTGAGCCATACATAATATTCTATTGACATCATAATAACTTCTATCACTGTAATAGAACGCAAAATAAAAACTTAACATAGTATCGATAGTAGCTACACGAATAGTTTTGTGTCCTTTTTTGATAACATTGTAACTATGACAAGCTAACGGTTTATATATAAAGGCAACTGTTTCGTCAATATTATCAACCTTTACTTTAATTTCATAATGAGGCGCAATCAATTCACCAATACCATCATGCTTAATTAATTTAACACCTTTATAATCAAAATCCTCTAATCTTTCTTTTAAAATTACGGCGGCTTGTTCAGGTTCTTCGGCCAAAACATCAAAATCAGGGGTTTTTTGAAATAATTTTTTTTGTTTCGTTGACATATATGATGAATATAGAAAACTAGCATATCCACCAAAGAAAATCAGTCCTTGATCGATAAAAGAATCGCGAACAACATAATATAATTTTTCTTCTTTTTTAGAATCTATTTCTTCAAATTGTCTTTGAAATTCTTTAGGATCACAATGCTTTCCTCTTAAAGGATAATTTTTATTTAATAGTAACAGTCGTTTTAATACTTTTTCCCAACGGCTTATATCTCCAGCAGGTCTAGATAATTCTAAATACATATTCATACGAAGATAAGTTGGAGGACAATATAATATACCATACACACGAATCGCCGATTTTTGTATTCTTTTAAAAAGAGCCCTTTCTAAATAAGTTATATCTGCTACAGGAATAAAATTAACATAAACTTTATAAGTTCCATGATGAACTCCTGCTTTAGCTTCAACCTCTTGAAATCCTTCCTTATAATAGATATCTGCTAATTCTTTGGCATCGTCTAACGCGTCAGGTGAATAAAAGTCATAATCAGGTATTTCAATATCTTTATTATAAAATTGATCGGCTAATGGTAATATATTATTGATAGCAGTTCCACCATAACAAACAAGTTTTTTCTTTTTAAGAAAATCTTCTAAAATAGCAATTATTTTTTTAACATCAGGGTCACTGACAACTTTTTTACCCTTTTTTTGTTCAGCAATATCAATAGCATCTCTTAATATTGCTATCTCTTTTTCTTCTAATGTTAATTTTGGGTTACAAGACGACATATATATATATTTATTATAGAAAAATATATATACTCTTGATTATTTAGTATTATATAAATTAGACACTGAACGAATAATAATCAGTAGCAGTAGTTCTTGTAGTAAATGAATTAGCAGGATCTTGAGGTGTAGGAGCAGGAACAGTAACAGGAATATAACGAAGATGTTCGGGTTTAAGAGCAAATGAGTGACCTACTTTATCAAAAAATAGACTATAGAACTGCATATTAGCATCAAAATTTTGAAAACACATACCAACCCATTGACATCCGTAACCAAAATTTAACGCAGCGGAAGGATTACTATCATATGCACTTAAATCAGGCATAGACAGAGTCATATTTTTCTTATTGTATTCAATAAGTTCTTTGGAATCGGGTGTAAATTTAATATCATAATCTCTCGATGCTCTTAAGAAAATAGAATTAGAAGCAATATTAACATACTCTTTAAGAGGGGTTTCTTCGAAAAGTGGATTAGATCTATCTATAGATATGATAATTTTTTGAGAAAATTCTTTTAAAGGAACTGCTCCTAAATTATGACCAGTATATTCATAACTATATTCCTTTCCTAATAATTTAGACTCAATTGTGGAATAAATAATATCCGCCATTTTATCATATATTTTTTTATTATTACTAGATATTCTAAAATGTAATATTAATGGATCGTTTGGACACGGAGTTGAACCTCCACTAAATGCGTAAGAGTTAACAATATTTAAAGCTTCTTCAAATGGTATTTGGTTATACATTTCTTTACTATGAAAATTAGTTACAGAAGATGTAGCGATTACCGGGTTATCATTAACTGAATAAATTTCGAAATCCAATACTCTAGCACCTTGAGCAATACAATTTTTTAAAGCACATACATTTACCCAGTCATTTTTAAATTGACCTCCACAGCAACAGTTATATGCTGTTTTAATATAGTAATCTCTTAGAAGGTATTTGTAAGCAGCATTATCAGGGTTAAAAGATGATAATTTTGGAAAACCTGTGTATATTTTTGATAGATTATTACAATTGGCATCGTTTAATCTCATCTTATTGGTAGCATAACCAAAAAAGGCAAATATTAAAAGGGCTACAATAAAATAGGATATATATTTAATCGTTACTGCTTTATTTTGTTCTAAATTTAATTTGGAAAACATTTGTTTAGCTTTTTCTATCATACTTATATTAGGATATGAAAAAATTCTTCCATATAATTTACAAGGTTTTTCACTAAATATAACTAATGTTATTAAAAAAAGTTAAATAATATTGTTGATAAGTATATATATGGCTGGAGGTCTGTTAAACATAGTATCTTACGGAAATCAAAATGTATATTTAAATGGAAATCCTTCAAAGACATTTTTCAAAACAACATATAAAAAATATACTAATTTTGGTCTACAAAAATTTAGAACAGATTTTGATGGATTAAGAAATCTTCGGATGACAGAATCGTCAAATTTCACTTTTAGAATTAAACGGTATGCTGAACTACTAATGGATACATATTTAGTAGTAACATTACCTACCATTTGGAGTCCAATATATCCTCCACAAACATGTAATGATATGTGGGCACCATATGAATTTAAATGGATTGAAAATGTGGGAACATTAATGATTGAGGAAATAGAAATTTCTGTTGGTGGTCAAATATTAAATAGATATACGGGGCAATATTTACAAGCATTGATCGAAAGAGATTTCACTTTAACTAAACGAGCTTTATATGAAGAAATGACTGGTCATACTAAAGAATTATATGATCCAGGAAATACAAATGGAAAAGTTAATACATATCCAAATGCTTATNATACTAATAGTCCAGCAGGACCTGAACCATCTATTAGAGGAAGGAAGATTTATATTCCTATGAATACATGGTTTACATTAGCAGCAAAAATGGCATTTCCTTTNGTGTCATTACAATATAATGAATTGGAAATAAATATTCGTATTCGTCCAGTGAATGAATTATATTGTATTCGTGATATTACTGATCAGACAAATATATTTCCTTATATTAAGCCAAATTTTAATGATTCATTACAAGGATTTTATCGTTTTTTACAACCGCCTCCGGATATATCATTAAATGGATTATCAGGACCAGGTGCTTCTTATGTAGATAGACGAACTGATTGGAATGCCGATATTCATTTATTATCAACATATGCCTTTTTATCTGAAGAGGAATCTAAACTTTTTGCTGCTAGAGAGCAAAGATATTTATTTAAATCTATTTATCAATGGAATTATTATAATGTTACTGGAACTCAGAAAGTCAAGTTAGATAATACTATGGGTATGGTTGCTTCATGGACTTGGACTTTTAATAGAAATGATGTTCATTTAAGAAACGAATGGTCCAATTATACCAACTGGGCATATAATAATACTTTACCACAACAAGCAGTGATGGCCGAAGCAAGTGGTAATTGGATTCTTCCTTTTCCATGTGATCCAACTACAGGAGCTGGTATTGGACCAGGTCAAGATCCTTCAGGTGGTCAACCTACTGGTCTTTATATTTCAGGCATTTATAATCCTGCTAATCAAAAAGATATTTTATTAAATCTAGGTATTTTATTAGATGGAAAATATAGAGAAAATGTCATGGATGCTGGCGTATATCAATATGTAGAACAATATAGAGCTGATTCAGGAGTATCAAGCAATGGTTTATATTCTTATAGTTTTGCTTTGACCAATGATCCATTTGACTTTCAACCTTCTGGGGCGATTAATATGAGTAGATTTAAAGATATTCAGTTAGAATTTACTACCTATCAACCTCCATTAGATCCGTCAGCACAGTTTTACACAATATGTGACCCATCAGGGGGAGGAATTATTGGTGTTAATAAATCCAATTGGATGATTTATGATTATAATTATGATCTTACAGTCCACGAAGAAAGATATAATGTATTAACATTTGTAGGTGGAAATTGTGGGTTAATGTATGCTCGTTAAATATAATTAAACAATTAAAATTATTTGATTAATTATATGTTTTATCTTAACATACTATTTCCTATACCAGAAATACCTCTTTTTAAATCACCGTGTTTATATTTCGTTTCTGTACTATCCTTAAAATTATTATTTATTTTTGGAGTTTTTGTATCATGTAGTTTACATTGTAGACCTTTATATGGACTCGCTGACCAAGCTAAATTAGCTGAATATACACCACAATCAGTAAACATTCCTGTAGCTGTTTTTCTACAAGGATAGTCCACAGTAAATTTATAGTCATTTGGATGACCAAATTCTGTAGTTGGTAGTATATAATTTCCATTTTCAGCGGTTGGATAATCTCCTAACATATCTTGATAATTTCCATTTTTTTTAATTAACGGAGACGGATTAGATGGTTTTAGATTATTGATTTGTTTTTCAGTATAACCATTACTTACAACTTTATTTTGCGTTTCCTTCCAATATTTTGGGTCTATTGTTCCAATTGGATTAGAACCAGGTGGTTGAATTATATTTTGAACATCTTGAGGAGTAAATCCTTCTTTGTTTCCAAAAAAAATACTTTTTTGGAAATCATATTCTTGATAGATAAAATAAATAAATATTAGAAATACAAAAAAGATGAATATTTTTTCGTCCATATAATTATCTATATATTATATCCTTAACAAAATAATGAGTTTACTTGTTGTGAAACACGCATAAAAGTTGTTCATTTTGACATTTGTTTAATTGTTAGAGCATTAATATAAGCACATGTGCTTCTAAGACCCCCTAAATAGTCAAGAATTATTTAATTTATTTTTTACTTTTTCTTTTTTTAGTTTTGGAACTTCGTTTGCTTGTTTTTTTAGTTTTTTTACTAATTAATTTATCCACATATCTGGATTTACAATGTTCATATAAATTTTTGTCTGTAATATATTTTTCAATACCAGGTGTAGTAAATTTTTGAATATTTTTAAGAGATGAATAATAAACATCTAACTCTTCGCGAACACGATTTCCAGCAGCAGCCTTGTATGCTTCTGGAACTAAATGTTTAGGTAAAAACATAATTCTATCCATAATTAATTTTTTCAATCCTGTAAATTTAGCTTCATTTTTATTGGATGTTATATAATTTTGAATATCCTTAGTAGATATTTTATGAGATTTAAAATACTGTTTAAATTGTTGAGGATATTCACCATTAGCACTTTTTAATAACTCGCTTAGATTTATACTTTTATTAACATAATCTTCGGATTGATTAACACCTATTAATTCAGCTGAAAATATATCAAAGACTATTGAATTTACAGAGAATAATAACTTTAATGTTTCTTGCCAATATCCTTTAAGACGTTGTATAATATTTTCAATACTACCAGATATATAAACATATTGTCTTTGTTTTTCAGAAAAATATTTTAAACTTTCTAAGGTTGTTCTAGATTCCTTATATTTTTTTCCATATTTAATTTCAGAATCATTGACTATAAATTTAACATTAGAAGGAACATTATAATTTTTATTAATAAATTCTACTAAATTTCTCAACATATGTAATCTATCATCTTCTTCGACACATCTTACCCAAGGTTTATTATAGTATTTATTGGTAGGAACAAAATGGTATTCTATATTATATTTATTATCAAATTTAGAGGATAAATAAGTAGCCATATTAAAGGCTAATTTACCTACTGCTCGAGTAGGTGGTGAGAAAACACCTCCATCCCATATATATAATGTTTTTGATTTATTAGACATATTCTTATATTATACGAATAAATTATTATAATTATATTTATTAAATATATATAATGAGTTCTACCGAAACAGAAAAAACAGAAAATACAGAAAATACAGAAAATACAGAAAATACAGAAAATACAGAAAATACAGAAAATACAGAAAAAAAAGCTTCAAAAAAAAATGAATGGGGATCATTTGCTGGAAAAGTATTTCAGGCATTTATACACATTTTAATAATAGGATTATTAGGAGCAAATTTTGTTTATTTTACTAGAATAGATTTAGATTTATTCTTTCCAAGTGAACCAACTCAAAGACCATATGTTAATGAAACTAAAAAAGGATTTAAACTACCCGCAATATTTTCAATGTTTACATCAAGTAAAGAGTCTAGTAAAAAGGCCCCTGAGAAAAAGAACACTGGTAGTTGTGGTGCTCCAATTGATTTTACACAAAGTAAATTATTTGAAAATAAATATTTTAGTG